CGTCTCCTACGGCGTATTCATTAAGTCGCGACAGCGAAACTTCAGCAAGAGACGATGGAAGAACGCGGTCAACTGTAATCTCCGTGAGCCCAGAATTGATTGCCGTGACGTGAGTCATATACACGCCATTGCCATTAACTTTTACGCGACGACCAGTCAGGTAGTTAGTGGTTCCGCTTACTTCAGCGCTAATATCTGGGAACTGTCCTGACGCAAGCACAAACTTCGTGCCTTGATTAACGCTTCCAGAATACGTTGCGCTGCTGCCTCTTGAAATTGACGATCCAGTACCGTAGCCATATTGCACGCCACCACAACTGTTACTTCTAAGGATAAGATCAAACCTCGCATCAACAGAAGCATAAGCGGAAAGGCTTATTGGATAGACAGCCCTTTGATTATCCACTCCATTGATCTGCCCCTTAATGTTCAGGCCAAGCAAAGAACGACTATTGGTGTCAATATTTTTCGGGCTTTCAAGATTAGTAGCACCCAAAATAACAGTACCTTTATCGCCGCCATCGATGTAGACGCTACTGCCGTAAAGATTGATAAACGTGGGAGCTTCAGCCCCTGCAACGCTACGAGTTGATGTGAACATTCGCATATAGGCACTACGAAGACTGGGCTTGGTGTTTTGATTTTCGACAACGATGTAATGCAATTCCACCCATCTTGCCTCTCCATTGCCATCTGGCACATAAACCATGAACTTAGCACCAACAGCGCCATACCAACTGAATTCAATCTTGAACATTGTCACTCTGGACAAGTCAAGATTCCAACCAGTTAAACCCTCGTTTGCGAAAATGCCATCACCGGACCATTCGTCCCTGGGAATTTTTAACGTGGGAAGACCAGGAGATGTGCGAACAATATAAAGATCAACACCACGCTCTAGTTGAAAATAATACCCATCACCATAGTCATTCTTGCAGCCCCATTGAATAACCTCGCCCTCTGTGTCCGTAAGCGTTGACATGCGAACGCCCATAGTGAAACCAGTGACGCGACCAGGCTGGTATCTGAAAGCGCGTTTGCTAGTCCATCCAGCAGTCATCACGCCATTGGTGTAACCACCAGGAAACCTGCCTGAGTTATCATCAAACAAATAAGTGAAGCTTTTTGGCGGAGGATAACTATAAGCTTGAATTGCGCTTTCGGTACTTACATGACGAGTGTATCTCCCGTGATTAATCCCACTGGAATCTGGCTGATTTGTCCAGTCGGTAGGATCACTAAAATAAGTGTAAAAAGAGCTTGCCGCCCATTCTTTGCTATTAACGCCATAAATATTAACAGTATCAAGCAAATTTAACGCCGTTTCAGAACGCGGCACACCAAGCAAACTAACTTCTACTTCACTAAAAGACCTGTTAACTTGATCAACAGTAACTGGAGTTTCGTCGTTAGTAACAACGACAGGTTTGCAGTTGTTGTTTGACGCTAATGCAACAGTCTCCTGCGTTTCTCCTGTCAATTGCTCTTGAGTATCAGGATCAACAAGCTCTTGTCCAGTAAGAAAGTCAATCAGTTCATTGTCAACAGTAATCGTCCCCGCAGGCTCAGCATCCTCCGCAATTTGATAATAATCCTCAATATTATCGCGATACGAGCTTGTCATTAGCTCGCCTCCTTAAACTTGTTCTTCCCACGTTAGCGCAGCGCTCATGTCAACACTGCCCGTCGCAGACTGAGCAAATACATAAAGGCTATCGCCTTCAGAAGCAGTCAATGGATAGGAAAGGTAGTCTTTGTTGTAACCAAAATAAGGCGCTAAGTCAATATCAACACCACCAGCACCAACAAAGAACGTGGCAATAACAGTGCCGCCAGTTACAGTATCAACGCCTGTACTTGTTGAATACTCAATTGGACTAAGGGATCCAGCAGAGGAGAATGAAGGCGTGGAGGACACGCTTGAGGGATTCTTGATAAGCTTTACCGTAGCCCTGCCGCCACTACCAATACCAAGCCTTGTGGGGTACACTTGCATGCGATTACGGATGGAGTTGATCTCCTCTTTCGTTTGCAATGCAATTAACGTGGTGCCACTGGTGTCAACACTACGGTCAGTGGCGTTACTTTGCGAACGCGCAACAATCGTTCCCTTATCTCCTCCATCGATGTAATAAGAAGCACCGTATTTATAAATAGCGTTTTCGTTGCCGCTACCGCCCTTCTGGACGAGATAACTGATAGGAAGCGTTGGATTGCCGAGACTGGGGCTCGTAAGCTGATTCGAGGCGCGAATGTGATGGACCCTCACCCATCGAGCTTCTCCTGCCGTTGTAGCGTCAGGAACATAAGCCAGGAAATGGCCGCCAACGGCACCGTACCAGCTATATTCCATTTTGAACATCGTAACCTTAGAAAAGTCAAGATCCCAAACACTGGTAGCCGTCGCAATGTTGCCATTGGCATCTTGCACCACATCACTATTTCCATAGCTCACAGAAGGAGCAGTGGCGGTGCCTCCGACAGTAACAGTAAAGCTTGATTTGCCCGGTGTGCGGTCGGAGTAATATCGAGTACGGGTTTCACCATCTAAACGATCATGGCTGAAATATTTACGCGGTACGCGATATTCGTAAGTGTAACGATAGTCATTAGGGACAGTCAAGAAGTTTGATGCAACACTGGTTGAACCATCAGACGATGCAATGCTGCCAATGCTGTTACCAGCACCACGCAAACTAAGGTCAAACAACGCTGCATGAATGTAAGTGAGGCCAGCCCTCACGATCACAAGGTCAGTGCCAGCCGTGCCAATATCACCATCAGAAGCATTAGGAGTGCGAATGCCAGTCTCGTTGCTCTCAAAAGCACTGCTCCGCCTCACGCAGTAAAAATTAAATTCCTTATCGTTGATGCCAGTTTGTCCACCACCTTGCACTTCAATGTAATATCCATCTTTCTTGTCAAACGCACCAAATTTCTTGACGTCCGTGTCGTCAGTTGTGGTGTTCATCCTCACGCCGAACGTAGCGGCACTAACACGACCAGGCTGATAACGGAAGAATCGCTTGCTACTTAAAATTTCATAGTCATTTGTAGTTGCACTACCAACTGCAACTTCAGCAGCGCTTTCTGCGGGCAAATGCGTAACAGTACCAGCGCCTTCTTCTTGCCATTCGCTAGGGCTCACGGCATAAGTGGTGACGTCAGCAAAAATACCAAGCGCAACTTCAGCGCGAGGAATGCCAAGCAGGCTAAGGCTAACTTCAGTGATTTGTTGATTCTCTACAACAACAGGAACTGCTTCTTGGTCTGACGCAATGACAACAGGAAGGCTGTTTTTTGCCAATTGAGGGCCAGGAGGGATTGGTGCGGTACGGCCAACCGTAACAACACTTACGCCTTCTTTTAATTCGTCAGCCATGAGAATTTACGGGAAACAATTGGAAAGAGTGTTGCCAACAATAACACCACCAGCAACAACAGTGTCTTGCTTTAGTCTATAAACCGAACCGCCAATGGCAGCATTAGTAACACCAGAAAGCGATGGAATAGTGAATGTGTAAGGAGCCCGATAACTGATGTCGGTTAGTCCACTGTAAATGGTGGAACTTGTACCATCATAATTGATTGACGATTCAGTGGTGCCACTAAACACAACTCGTTCCGTAGAAGCAAGACCATGATTGATTTGAGAAATAAAAATACCACTTGCAACTGAAATTAAATTTGAAAGTTCTTGCTCTCGCTCAATCCTTACATCCCAAAACATAGACAATGGAAGAGAGCCTTGCTCTTGAGCGTAAGTGTTTGGGAAAAAAGTGCCTCCAGTTGAAAATGGTTGATCATAGTTGTCCCATATTGTGCCAGTCTGACTCGACGTAAGCCAAAGCCTAATGCGACCGGCGCTCAATGGCTCTTGCTCCTCAATATTGATGTCAACAATTTTTGTGTACGAAGTGTCAGAAGTTTTTTTCCAGACAGAAGAACACACTACAACATCATTTAAATTTACTGGCGTGCCATCTTCGTCTTGTAGCAACAAACTAATGCCATCAAAAAAATCACGCCGCAATAAATGCAGGTTGATGACCGATAATGGAGTTGTAGTAAGGAAAGTGCTCATGCCGCAACTTCTCGATAAGTGAGCATTACGGTGTAGTCGGCAGAACCTGTCAGTACGGCATTAATCTTTTCGCCAGAACTGCTCTCAAATAACCCAAGCGAGTTGCTCATGGTTAAGTTCCCTTCGCCAGCAATATGGAAAGGAGGCGTGAGGTCAGTGGAGGCGCCACTTTGAAGTTGCACTGTGCAGCCTGAGTTAGCAGTAATCGCCATTGCTATCACCCGAAGCTTGGTACTTGCCACTGCAGCAATCACGTCACTACTAACGCCACTGGCGACAAAAGCGCTTTTCAGTGCTGAAGTAAAGGCATCGTTATGTACTAAATATGGATCAGCAGTTGACCCAGCACCAGTCGCTTTTACATAAGCAGCATTGCCAGCAGCGTCAAGTCCGTAAAGATTGGCCATATCAAAGAATCAAGAAAATGTAGCGTTGGTTTGACACTCTAGTGCCATTGGAAAATGATACTGTAGAACTTGCCGTGAAATCAAAGACAAGGGCGCTTGATAATTCAACAATACTGTAAGCATAAGGAGAACGCCTACCGTTGATTCCAATTGTAGCAATTCTTGCGCGATAAGAAGGGTTGATTGCGTAATTGTCAGCAGGAAATCTTACAAAATTACTAGCAGTGTCAGCAATTCGTACCCATTGATCATCTGCTGTATTAAGAATATCAACTTCAAACTTTTGAATAAAAGGGTTGTTTTCGGGCGGATTCCAGCAAATCGCAGGATTAATTACATTCAAAACTGAATAGGCCGAATACTGCGGAAACTTCCATCGAATTTCGTTATAGGCCATGATTAGTAGCTCTCCAAGATAATACTGCCTGTCTCGATTGAAGGCACGGCCTGAACACTTGCTGTTGACTGACGACCCAAACCAATATAAGTTGAATTGTCCACAAGGTTAAATTTCGACTCGTCATACAAAGCCCCTAAAACTGTCACCTGACCACTGTCCTCAGACACTGAAATAACTCTGAACTTTCTAACGCTATCGCCATCCTCCTGCAACACCCATGGAGCGCCCGCTACAGGGGCCGCAGAGAGGGCTGGAGACAGCGAAAGCGTTGTCGTGGACCCTGCGCTATTGGTTACGGCGCGAGTCTCTACAGAGCCGTCTGGAAGCATTACAGAGGCTTGATAGGAAGAGCCTCCGACAATGACGAAAGAAGAGTCGATGGAAATAGAGCTAGTTGTACTACCAACAACTCTTCCCCCATAGCGCTTGCCCCCCTTGGCCGGATCAGCAACGCCAATCACCTCCCCAGGAAGTATGAAAAATCCTTCAGTTGCAACCTTAAAAGTTATGATCTCTGTTTCCAGTTGATCACTCAATAATGTCCATCGACCAATGCGTTGTGCTTGTCCTTGAGATGTGGTGCCAAATGCCCTAACATCAACCTCCCTGTACCCATAGCGATCAATGCCTGCCCTGTCTTCAACATATTCAATCTTGGCCTTATAGAGATCATCCGGGTCGTTCCAGGAAACCAACGCAACTGTTTTTCGCGCTTTTCTTGCAGTGCCTTCGTATTGAAATGGCGGAGACGCAACATTACCGTCATCATCGACTTCTTGAATCACATTGGCGGGTGAAAAGATCTTTGTAATAGGTTTTATTTTATCTTGAATTGCAACAATCGTTCCTTCGCTGAAATACAGCATACCACGAAACGCTGCTGCTAATGCATTCAAAACTTCATACGCTTCCGCCCTGTTAGTAACATAAGCGTTAAACGTAAAACGCGGCTCGGATCCGCCCCTGCCGTCTGGCACAAGCTCATCACAATGTTGAGCAATGGAATAAAGTGAATAAATGTCAATGTCATTTTCTGTGACAAACTCTCCCGCTCCATAGCGAGTATTTGTTAATAAGTCATAAAAAACCCACGCTGGATTATTGGAGTAGACAGTCTGAAATGTACCGTCCCAAATGCCGCTATAAGACCGTGATTCTGCATCGTAATTACTTGGCACTTTAATCTTGGTTCCCAATATCTCAACTGCTACCCGAGGAACACTTGTAAACTTTTCAGCATCAACCTTGACGCCAATTAATGCACTATTTGGATAACGAAATGATTTTTCGTAAATTCCAACAATTGCCTTCCAAAACAAATCATTGGAAATATTTGTTGTATTGGGATCGTCCGTAAGGCGCTCTAATGTAACAATCCACGGGCCGTTGCCCGTTAATTCATATTCATATTCAAAATCAACAGGGCCTCTACTTTTGCCATTAATAGTTTTGTTTTCGTTGACAATATCAATGCCTCCAATTGGTCTAATTTTGATACTAAATTTCAAAGAACTTTTCTTCACGTCACCACTATCAGTGTCAATCTCAAATAACGAGCCAATACCAACGCGAATACGAACACGATCAATCAAACTTGTAAATGTTGTGCGAGCAACAGCGCCAACTGCTTTTGTTAAACGCACTCCAACAGATTGCTCAGTTCTAACATCATCAAAATCTGGAATGGCACTTTGGTTTTGAGTGCCGGTTCGATATTGAATATTTAAACTTTCTTCTGTAAAATTTAAGCTTCCATCTTCATTTTTAATTGGCACCGTATCAATGTAAGTCCTCTTAAGCGGATCATCCCCTGACGCAAAGCCTTGCACCTCTCCTTCTGCTATAACTGCCAACACAGACGCTTCCGCTCGGCTTCTTAGAGACTCTGGATCTTCCTCAGGCTCTCGCCCTCCTCCTCCTCCGCCGCCGCCTTTTCCGCCGCCGCCGCCGCCGCCAGAGCCGCTAACTTTGACCGACCATCCTCCATTTTCTTCTTGATATTTCTCTTGTATTCCCATTGTTAAACTGGCACTTGTTTTGTAGTAATTGAAGAGGAAATGATCAATGGAGAAGCCGCTAAATATTTACCGTATACAACTGGAACTGGTTGGCCTTGAGTTGTTGATTCCGCAGCACGATCAAACAGAAAACTATCTCGACGCTCCGATTCGGAGTTTGAATTTTGAAGACGCGGTTGCGGTGTAAGCAATTGCGATACACCTGTCAAAACAAGCCCCAATCCCAAAGAAAACAACACGCCACTTCCTAAAGCAAATCCAGAACCAGCAGCATATCCAGCAAACAAGCTTCCGGCGGCAACACTACCACCAAACGAAACAAACGCTAATGCAACAAGTGCAACTCCAATCAAGATCCTACCAGTAGCGCCAGACCCTGTAACGATTGGCGCAATAACTAGCCGCCGACAAGGCAGCATCACTCCCTCATATTCCATTCCATCGGGATCTTGATCCACCAAGCGAAAACCAATACCTTGCTCATGAGCGCATCGCAAATATTCCCTGAATCCCTCAATTTGATTTGACAATGCAGAAATCACGTCGCGAGGAGAACGCGCCATGAAACTGTAATGACGGCCAAATTTCCTGCCAAGCTTGCCCAATAACTTGACCTCAACCCTTTGCATTTTCTGCATTACATCAGGCTCCTATGGCGCAAAATCTTATTTGTATGTTTTTGCCAATACCCACCATAGATATTGGCTTCGGATAGTCTATCAAAAAGATGCTGATAAAAAATGCCTCTCTTTGAATCATGGATAATTCCAACATGGTTTGGAAAATTACTTTGCAATTGCATTAGCAGTATGTCTCCTTTGTTTAAGTTACCACTGATTTCTTCAAATCCTTGACTGCTGAAATTCTTCTCAAACATTCGCCATTCACTACTTTCCCATTCAAATTCACAACCCCGCTCATAGTCATCTAATTCAATATCGAACTCATTTTTATAGTAATCTTTTACTAAGCCATAGCAATCATAAATACCGTAAATCCATGGCCTTTGCAAATAAGGCGCATTTATTGGATCCATATAATGCCATTGATTAAAAGCAGCGCAATACATAACCCATGGCACGCCAAGTTCTTTACAGGCTTTGATGTCATTCATGCTGAATTTATTATCGGCTCTCGGATGCGAATGAAACACTGCCTCAACTCCAGTGTTAAGTTCGTCAACTCGCGCATAAGATGCTGCATCAATAGCAAAACTGGACAATGGATCGGAATGTATGTTTTTACATGGCCAAAATTGACCAGCAGCAATTAAACCGCAAGCTTCTTCAGGGGCGCATTCTTGCGTGTAAGCAATTAAATCGTTTTTTAATAACTGCCAGTTTGTCATTGTGGATTGATTGCTCCTGGAAATCCGCCGAATGGCAAAGATGTACGCGATGGTGGATTAATGCTATCAGGAAATCTTAAGCTACAACTTTCAGTGCGCTTACCGCATACATCACTATTCCATAGAGGATCAGAGGCAGGAAGATTGCCCACGGCCACATTCAAGGCGCTTTCAGCAGCACTTAAATTGCTTTGCGCTGTTGATACGACTGCCTCCTTCGCGGCAAGATCACTTGTAGCAGCAGAGCATGCAGCGGCATTAAATACCCACTCTTCAATCCTGTGATACCTTATATATTCCCCAATTGGACCAGTAACAGTTTCTTCTATTGTGCCTTCTCTGTAAACTATGCCAAGACCAACGACAGAGTTGTTCCATATTGCTGTAACCGAGGAAGGCTCTGAAGCGTATCTGCTTCTATATTCAAATTCAACATAGTATTTGGGACTAGACTCTCGCTTATATCGACTTTGATTCAACATGAAACTGTCTACAGTATCTCCGCATTTGCTTTGCTTTATGGCCGCTGCAGCGTCTCTTTCTGCAATAGCATTTTTAAGCTCATCCCTCCGCTGCAACACTAAACCATGTGCATTGATAACTGTAATTGCTTCAGCCGATTGCCCCGATATGGAAATTAAATTATCATTTACATCATAAACAGGCGCTCCTGTATAGCCGCATTCACTGCTTCTATATCGCCATTGACAATAATTTTGAGTGATAACACGACGAGGAAGCTTTAATCCTTCTAAATCAAAAATGCTCGCCAATTGCCATGTAATGCTCAATGCATTCTCTGATGTTTTACGTTCGATATAGTAAATATCAATGGGAAATTCCTGCGTGGAATCAGCACCGGGTTCTCCGTCAAGATATTTACCTAACGTGCGGCGCCTTGTAACTTTGGCCCCCACAAGATCATCTAACGGATCAATGATTGAAGCGAACGTACCTAATACGTTGGCCACCGTTAAGGACGGCTGAGCAATTTGACCAGTTGTATTCTTCTCATAACCAGTAGCCAAAATAGGCAAAGGCTCGTAAGTATTGCCTTTCCATTGAATTTTTGAGTCGTCAGGTTTTAATTGATTTGTAAAATAAAACTTATCATTAGAGTCGCCAGTAATTAGCGATAGGTCAAGATCAAACATCTCGACGATGGCATCATGCCAGCCCTTTTGTACATCAGACTGAAGGGTCATAAATCCTCCTTACAACAAAAGAAAAAATATTACTATCAGGCCCTATAGCCCTTCGTTGCCATCTATTTGGCTCAAGTCTGTATTTATACTTTTGATCGTCCATGAAAAATTGGCTATAGAAAAAATCTCCCTTCAAGGATGCAAGTTGATCATCAAGTGAATTTGCTAATTGATCTGAAATTGGAACAGTTTCAATGGAATAAGACCTAATGTCATCATTTAACTCTTCAGGACTAACCTGTTCATATCCATCGCCAAACTGGACACGTTTAATCCTCGTGCCTCTTTCTACAGTAAGTCCATATTGACATGGAATTGCAAAAGTTGGTTGTGTCATCAGCGCTTACCTGCCAATACGCCACCAGGACGCAGTTCTTCAATGATAACCTGTTTTACTGCCCCTTCAAGTTTGCGTCCTAAATCATTTGCCCCTTTATTGCCTTCAGAACGAGCCTGACCGTTGTTGACGTTTACTGTAATGTTGCTGACGATGTTCTTTGCATCGCCACCAAGTTCAACAGGGATTGATTTACCATCAGGCAATGGCACAACGGCTTCATTGTAACGGCCCTCTCCCACGAGGCCAAGCGTGGGACCATTGACGATGCCACCATTTGCAAAAGCCTGGAAGCCGCCTATGGCTATACCGCCATTAGCAAAAGCAGGGCCATAGAAACCTTCTCTTGGCACGACTCCTGCGGCTTTTGCAACTGGACCAACACCTGAAGTCCCTTCGCGGTCCGTTGCTGAAGTACCTCCGCCAAACAAGTTGCCAATAAGACCAATTGCCTTCATGAATAACCATTGAGCAATCATCTTGCCAGCCATGTCGGCAAAAGATTTGCCAATGTTGGCAAAAGATTGAGCTAAAGCTTCTTGCGCTGACCCAGAGCCGGTAATCATCGTGCTGAACAATCCCGCAAATTCGTCTCTTACGCCTTGTACGGCACCTTTAAGATCTTCCATCATCGCCGCAGACTCCTCAAGCCTTGCAATCTCTTCTACTCGTTCTGGGGTAGCGGCTTCTCCAAGTCTCTGTCGAATGCGCTCTCGCAATTCAGCCGCAGGATCAAACATGCCAGCCAGCCGCAACCGTCCTTGAGCCTTAAGTTGATCACGAAGGGCGTTTCGTTCCTGTGTAAGATTGCGTGTTTCCTTCGTGAGCTGTTTTATATATTCAATGACTGGAGTCAAATTATCGGCATATTCTTTAGTGACTCCTTTCAATTCGTTTTGTATTAAAAGCTCTGCTTCTTCAACCGCCGACAACTCCTCTCTGCCAGACTTTAACGCGGCAATGCTTGCCTTTAGCTTGTTCTGAGCTTCCACCTCGTCCTCTGCACGTTTCGCGAAAGGAGACATGACGATTGTGCCAAACTCCTGTTGGGCCAATTTAAGCTCTTCATCTAAATCTGCTTTTTTGTCAGCCAAATATTGAGCCCTATCAGCAGCAACCAGTTCGTTAACTTTTGCAATGTCTCGCTGATATTGCGCCTTTGCGAGTGTCTCTTTGAGATTGAAATCAATCACCGCGAGAGTAATTTCTTTCTCTCTGGCTGTCATATCCATCCGCTGCTTAATCGCTTCGGATTCCCTTCTTGCTATGTTTGTGTAAAAATTCTTTAAATCGCGGTCGTAATCTTTCAGCTTATTTTTTCCACCCTTACCTTCTCCGTCTCCCCCTTCAAGCGTGACTGGAGTTATTTGTTCGATAGTAGACGAAGTTGCTCGCCCAAATGCATCCATTTCTTTCGTTACGTTACTGATTTTTTGCCGGGTCCGAGCAAGCTCCACCGCCGCTAGCCCTCTATCAATCCTCTCTTGCCCCTTTTGCCCAGCGGTAATCCCAAGAGCCCTTGCTCGCTCCTTATCCTCTACTGAAAGACCAGCCAAGCGACCGCCCGACTCACTTGCCCTCACCAAGAAACGCTCCTCTCTTTGTAGGCGCCTGCGCTCAGCGACCATTTCCCCAAAGCTCATTTTTTGCAGAGCAGCGGCGGCTTCCTCTGCCGACTTCTTCACTCCGTCAGCTTCACTGGACACAGTTGCTAAATGCTCGGCTAAAGCCTCTAATCCAATCAAAATGCCACCCGCAATAATTCCACCCATCGCAATCTTCAAGCCTTTCATGGCGATATTTGCTGCCTTCGCGGAAACTGTCATCATCTTCAATGCGGCAATAAAAAGCTTGATGTTTTTAATCGCAAGGATGAGCTTTGCGGCCAAAGTCGTATAGGCGCCAATTAGCAATTTTGTTGCGATTAGCCATTTTGTTAAAAACATAACCAATGGCTGAGAAAGGATCTGCAGCGAAGCCTGGGCCACCGCTACAAGTCCTTTTGCAAGCATTGAAACGATGGGGGTTAAAGACTGAATAATCGATTGCACCTGTATCATGGCGCTATAAATTGCCTTTGCATTTTCGCTCATTAAGTTAGTGGCTGGATTCACGCCGTCAACTCGCAATGCAAACGCCTCGATTGCGCTTGTCGCATCTTCAACCACTTGACTCAAGGCAGGGAATGCATTTGCCGCAAAAAGGTCTACCAACGGCTCAAACGCTTCATACATGCGAGTCACGGATGTCTGAAGATCGTTCATACTGCCCTGCAAAGTATCAGCAGCGCCAACAGCGCCTTTTCCAAAACGATCAGAAAAAACAATCTCCAAATTTTCAAACACTTGTTGCATCGCCTTCCCGCTCAACTGCCCCTTTTCCATTGCATCTTTAAATTCAGCCATGGATAAGCCAGCGGCGTCGGCCATGAGCGATAAGGCGCCAGGAATCACATCACCAAGTTGTCCCGTAACTTCTTCGCTCATGATCTTGCCTTTACTCGCCATTTGCGAAAAGGCGTATGTAACACGATCAACCTGATCAGCGCTCAATCCTAGAGTTGCAGAGGCTTGGGAAATTCCAGTAAACAAGCCTTCGATGACGTCAACTGAAATATCTGCAGGGGCCATGGATGCGTAGAGTTTTAGAAAGCCATCGCGAGCGCTTTGAAGAGGAATGTTGAATTGCTCAACAGTGTCATTAATAAAATTAATTGCTTGATTTGCGTTTGCAGTACTTCCCGTAATGGCGTCAACTTGATTATTGAATGATTGCAACGAGCGAGCCGCTTCCAACGCTTGAGAGGGAAGATTGATGAAAAAAGCAAGAGCTTTATATGCCGTGCCAAACAGCAACACCTGCTTGATGGCATTTCCAAATTCTCCAGCAAGCTCTGAAATGGCACCAGTCAATGGCACGTTGGATTGCTGCAATGGACGCATTGCTTGAGGCAATTGCTTCAATTGCTCAAGAAAACGATTTTGACGTGGAGCTTGATACGGAACGATTGCACCACCACGCTCTGGAGGCTGCCCGAAGCCTCTCACGCGATCACGACCCCCACCTGCAGTAAATTCATCACCCATAAAAGTGGTGCCCGGCAGTCTTGGTTGCTGAGTGAAGTGCTGCCCTAATCCAGCGCTGCGCAAAGCAGACCTCACGCGAGCTTCTTGCTCTCGCCTCGCAAACATTGCAGCTCTGGACTCGCCGCGAATTGCTCCTGTGGCGTAAACGTTCGGAGATCTACCAACAGCGGAAGGCAATAATCCCGCAACTCGACTAGGAGCCAATTGAGCTTGACCGATCTCGCGGACAGCAACTTGCCGAACATTCAAGCGCGACGCTGCAGTACGCAACATCAGTTCAACTTTGCTGATAAACGACTCCACTTCATCAGTAATGCGAGCAGCTTTTGTGCGTCCCTCCGCATCTTTTAGCGCTTGCACCAAATAAGAAAATGTTTCAAGACTGTCTCTCAAGCCTGCGCTAGTGGTTTTTACGTCCACTTCTAGCACGGTGTACATGCGTCGTAACGCATCTTCTATTTTTTTTTGCAGAGCCGCTTGAGTGCGCTTGACGTCTGCCAACGGGCCGCCGCTTGGAGGCAGCATGCGTGGTCCTGTACCAGCAATCAATGCCTCTATAATGGCTTGATTCTGAGATCGCCCGGAGATTGAGGGGAGGATACCAAACGGTGACGCTGCGCCGCTAATCATTCCTGCGGCGGCTCGCCCGGAAGGCAGCGCTCTGCCAGTAGTTGAAGGGCCAATGGGAATTGTTCGAGAAGGAACCGTGGCAGGGAAGTTGATTGCAGGAGGAAGACGACGCGCTGCTGCTTGCTGCCTCAATACTTCAGGGTCAACGCCTGCCATGTACATAACGGCACGCGCAATTTGATCAAGGAACGATCTCTTGATCTTCCTCGGCTCCTGCATTTGCATTTTTAAATTGCCAAGGATATTTTCCATGGCAATATCATCTAGTTCAAGCAGCTTTTTCTGCATTGCTGCTGTTGTTTTCAATTTGCTTCTTCCCGCCACTTCAGCGGTTTTGAGCATTCGTTTTAGTTCTTTTGATGTTGCTTGCTCTACGGCGTTTTGGAATTGAGCACGTCGTCCAGCACCAGTAGGCGTTTGTCCTGGCATATTGCCGCCGGACAAG